TCAACCAACCATATAACCATCAAATCAACCAACAAAGGAAGCATCATAACCCTTTGTAATTACAGGAAAAAGCAAGAATGGAATTACAAGCCTAACCAGCAAACTAACCAGCAGCTAACCAGCAATCAACCAGCAGCTAACCAGCAGCTAACCACAATCTATGATAAAGAATATACATCTGATACATCTGATACATCTGATACAAAAAACACAGCTAGCCAGCTAGCTTGCGCAAAAAATGAAAATCAAGATAGTGAGCATGAAAAAATAATAGATTATGCAATCAATAATGGTTTTGGTCATATTCTCGGAACTGATAGTTCGTCTATTGCAATTAGCTTGAAAAAGGGTAGCAATGCAGATGATTGGATTATTGCAATGAATGGGATATCCAATAAATTAACAGTGAAAACTTGGTATTGGTTATCTTTCAAAGCTGAAAAAAACACTTCTAACCGCCTTGCTGGACTTCCACCACCTGCAACAACAAGAAGCAACAAACATGATAACCAAACCTACCAACCATCACCACCGAAGCGCACAGTTGCAGAAAATGAAATCATTGCATCATTGGCAAGAAGGCGTGAACTGCATGGCGAAGGCACTTTGAACTTTCTTGAAAAAAAGCAACTTAGTGACTGGGAAGCAATCCATGGCAAAGCCGAATGGGAAAGAATTAACGGAATAAATTATTTGAAAGGACATGAAAATAATGAGCATAGCTGATTTTAACGAAAACGAAATACATGGAATATTTCAAAGCTCACAAATTAAACAAGCCCCGCATAGTCTTGAAATTGAGCAAATATTGCTTGGCACGATATTTTGCAATAATAACGCCCTGAATAAGATTGATGAACGATTACGCCCTGAGCATTTCTATGAACCATTGCACCAAAAAATATTCAGAGCAGTTTTGCATTTTCATGACCGAGGCAATAACGCTAACCATGTCACACTGCAACCATATTTCAGACAAAATGGCGTGAATGTTGAAAACGAATATATGGCAAAGCTAGCCATAGCAGCTGTCACAGTGATTAACGTCAAGGAATATTCAAGCGCATTGGTGGATTTGCACGCTAAACGTGAGTTAATCTCAATCGCTGAAAATCTGATAAATGAAATCCATAGCGCAAAAATTGATGTGGATAGCAACCAGTTGCTTGAACGCACTGAACAAAAATTATTTAACCTTGCCGAAACTGGTTCAACCACAAAAACCTTAACGCCATTCAAAACTATAAGCAAAGCAACGCTAGAAATGGCGGAGCGGGCGCATAAACATAAAGGCGAAGTCGTGGGAGTATCAACTAGCTTGCAATCGCTAGATGTTTTACTGGGTGGATTGCAGAACTCAGATTTAATCATACTGGCAGGTCGTCCATCAATGGGTAAAACCGCACTTGCAACCACAATCGCTTATAAAGCTGCAAAAAACTTCCAGCGTGAAGCTGGTGAAACAAAACCGCAATCAGTAGCGTTTTTCTCGCTTGAAATGTCATCTGAGCAATTATCAACTAGGATTTATGCAGCCGAAAGCGATTTGAACTCTTCCAGCATAATGCGTGGCAATTTAAGCGATAGCCAATTTGATAATTTGATGGCAACCAGCAAGCAAGTGGAAGATATGGCTTTATTAATTGATGATACGGCTGCATTGAGCATATCATCATTGCGCACAAAGGCGAGAAGGTTTAAGCGCACAAACAACATAGGCTTGATTGTGATTGATTATTTACAGCTTCTCACTACCAGTGGCAATAAGAACTTCAACCGAGTTCAAGAAGTATCTGAAATCACACAAGCGTTAAAAGCACTTGCTAAAGAGCTAAATGTTCCAGTGATTGCATTATCTCAACTTTCAAGGGCGGTGGAAGCACGAGAAGACAAGCGTCCGCAATTATCAGATTTGCGTGAAAGCGGAAGCATTGAGCAAGATGCTGACGTGGTAATGTTTGTTTATCGTGAAGAATATTATTTGGAGCGTATCAAGCCTGACCGACAAAGTCCGAAGTTTGCAGCATGGGAGGAGGAATACGATAAAGTTGTTGGCAAAGCTGAGATTATTATAGCCAAACAACGCCATGGTGCAATCGGAACTGTAAATATGGCGTTTGAGGGCGATAAAGCGAGGTTTAGGGATATGTGACTACCTCCCGCCCCCATTTTGCCATAAAAACATGGTTTGCGGGCGATTAAACCCATATATAACTGGTGACAATCCGTCACCAGTTGAAGCGGTTACATTTTATAACCAGTTCACACAAAAAAAAGAGGGTAGCAACAGCACCCTCTATTAAATTAAAATATTCATAATTTTATCTACTTACCTCATTTATTAATTGTCCTATTGCATCAGTTTTCTCAATATCAGCTTCAAAGTTTGATGGAGTTAGTTTTATATCGTTATGTCTAACCTCCATATAACCTCGTTGATTTGGTATAACTAACTGCTGCGTTGTTACCATATAGCTATAACAAATGGCTATAAAAGCAACCCAACCTAAACTTGTGACTAAAAAACATTTCATAATTAAATCCTCTTTTTATGGATAACTTTCGTTAATATCTTTATTGGTAAAATCACATGCAAGCATTGCACTTAATCCAAGTCTTGCTATACTGCGGTATGTATGCCAATATGGCGTTCCATCTTCATTTTTTTTACGTTCGTTTTTTTCATTAATCCTGCAAAGATTTTTAGCAACAAAATCAACTAATTTATCCTCATATTGTATCATCGCATCAGTGCAAGTATAGGGTATATTTAATAATTCATAGTTGCGGTTACGTTCTTTCATAAAACTACCACCTCCCCTTAAAATATCGTTCCGCATCATCGCCTAATATTTGCTTATGTGCTTTGCGACAACTTTCTGTAGATGCGAAACGTGGTAATGCGCTATAAATACAATCATCATATCGTTGCACAGCTATTTCATCAATGTCCGTATCCCAACTTGCTTCAAACCAATCACCACTTACCCAATCAGCAGCGTCCCACAACGCCGTTTCATATTTCCTGCGTGTGACTTGCTCCCAGATGGCTTGTTCTTTACCTTCTTCTGTGTATGGATAGCAGTTGCCAATATCGTAGCGGTGGTTGTCATATTCTTGATTAAGGTATGTTTTTTGTTCCCAATAACCACCAGCACTTATAAAGCCGTATGTTTCACCGCATTCAGGCTTCCAGCGTTTAGTTTTAGCCTCCGCTGCAGGATTTACCGCTTCGGGTTCATTCTTGAAAATAATAATTTCACCAGTGTTTGGATTGTGAACTGTTATTTTTTGCCCTAACTCAATTCGTGGTAGGATTATGTTGACGTGCGGGGTGGTTTCTAATTTTATCGTGTTCATGATTATTCTCCATCAGTATAAATTATGGTTAAATTACTATTTCTATCAACTGGTAAATATTGCTTGCTTTTTAATTTATATATTGCTCTTGCATATATTGCTTGCCTAAAAGTTTCGCTAATATAATACAAAATGTAAGGCACGGATTTTTGTGGATATTTTGATAAATCATCATCTGTAAAACCTTCAAATGAAATCCCTAGATAAGCCGATAATTCAAGTTGTTTTGTGATTTCAAGCTCCAGTAATTCCGCTTGCTGTTTTTCTGTTAAATCTGTGTAGTTTTTCATAATATCTCCCTATTTTAATAAATCTTTAAGTTGTTTAATTTGACTTTCTAAATCGCTGATTTGCTTCCGTTTAGAGCTGCCATCAACTAATTTATCTTGTTTAGCTTTAATCTCAAGCAAGGTTTTTTTAGCTTTTGTAATAGCTACGTTTATTTCTTTCTCCGTCATTTTACCCATGTTGTTTCTCCACTAATTCCAATTCAATAACTCTAGCTTCAGGGTTTTCTAACCACCATGAATGCGGTTTATGATCTTGTGCTTCTTCTTTAATCAAGTTGATGCTATGTTCAATTAGTTCACCATTTGTAATTATTACAAATAACTTCAATGGTGATGGATTTTCTATAGGCTCATAAACACTAAATAATGGATGTTTTTTCTGATTATTATTGTGAAAAACCGCATATTTTATTTTTTCAAATATTGTTTTTGTAATTTTCATAATTTTTCTCCTGTTTAATTTTTAATAACTTCCACACAAAGCGGGCTTCAATTTCTTCATTCGTTGGGCGTGGTGGTGATTTTCTCATATCTCCCCCCGCTCAATAGCTGCGTTGATAAGAGCGTAATTACAAGCTGCCAATCTATCCCTGCTTTTGTCTTTTAGTGCATTTATAATCGTTTCTTCAGCTTTTCCTGTTGCATTCATTAAAAATAAAACAATATCAGTTTTAGCGTGCAATTTATCATGCAAAGTTTTATGTTCTGCTAATTTATTAGCAACCCATAATTGCAATGATTTATAATCTGTGATTATCATCGTGTTATGCTCCTAATCTATTAATGCACTTTTTACTTAACAATGTTTTGTATATTTTCCCTGTAAAGCAACATTGTAAATGATTTTTTCTTATTATTTTGCAAATTTTATTTTCTATTGCAAAACTTACACACATAACACCATCATAGGTTCTTATTAAATTGTTTGATGATAATCTATTTTGATAAGTTTCCATTTCTTTCTCCATGTTAGCAGTTTATGCACTTGCTTAGGTGGGTGGTTTATGCTGTTAATGGGGTAAATATTTCTTTAACTATTTCACTGTATTCTTTGCAGTTAGTTGGTTGACTTTCATTTAATTTTCTACCATTACTGCATTGCAGTCCAATCCATTTTTTAGATTTTTTATCTAATGGTATAAATTCAATTATTGCAAAACTTTCACTATATTTATTTGCCAATGATTGCGCTTGTTGTTGTTTTTCTAAATAATCCATTTTCTAATCTCCGTTTTTAGCTTCATTGCTGCCTTAAAATGAATATAACCTAAAATAGAATGTAAATCAACATTTATTTTGCATTCTAATTACATTTCTTGTGCATAACTCTGTGGATAAAATAATGCTTGCAAAATAGTGGGGATTTAATATAATTAAGATTATGGAAAAATTAACTGCGAAACAAGCTGATTTTTGCAGATTTTATGTAGTAAATAACAATGGTTTAGAAGCGGCAATAAAAGCAGGATATAAACCTAAGAATGCAAAAGTAATCGCTAGCCAAAACTTAACCAAACTTAACGTAAAACAATATCTTGATGAACTTATGTTAGAAAAGCAAGAGCGCACTAAAATTGATGCTGATTGGATTACAGAGCAATATCTTGAAAATATGAAAATGGCTAAAAAGCAAGGCGATACAAAAAGCATAAACACGGCACTTAAAAATCTTGCTGAGTTGGTGGGGGCGAATGAAGCTAAGAAGTTGGATTTGAACGTTAAACAATCATTAGCTGATATTATAGGGAATATTAATGCACAACGATGATGTTTTGCAATTATTAGCTGATAAAGAATGGCGCATGTCACATTTGTATTATATTGTGAATGCACATGGTGAAAAAGTGCTTTTTAAGCGAAATCATGAACAAGCACAACTTGCTGATGCTAGAAAAAAACATAAAAAGCACATAATATTAAAGGCTCGTCAAATTGGTTTTACCACTGATATTGTGTTAGATATGTTTGATGAAATATTAACTAATAGCAATAAACATGCTCGCATTATTACGCATGGACTTAAAGAAAGTGAAAAAATAATGCTTGGTAAGATACATTTTGCTTATGATAATTTACCACAAGAAATAAAGGATTTTTTACCAGTAATTAAGCGCAACACAGAAGAATTTGTTATCGGTCATACTAACGGAAAAAGCCCATCAAGTATAAGCGTTGGAACTAGTGGACGTTCTGGCACGTTCCAAATGTTGCATATATCTGAGTTTGGTAAAATATGCGCAAAATATCCTGAAAAGGCACGAGAGATTATTACAGGCGCGCTGCCCGCTGCTGAAAATGGACAGATATTTATTGAAAGCACTGCTGAAGGTCAAGCGGGGCGGTTTTATGAAATCACAATGCAGGCATTGAGTAATCAAAGGCAATTAAAGCCACTTAATCCGAAAGACTATCAATTTCATTTTTATGATTGGCACAGTCATAATGGTTATTCGCAAGCTGAACCTGAAAGTATATCCAATGAACAAAGTTTATATTTTGAGAAATTGCGCACTGAGCATGGAATAAATCTAACTGAGCAACAAAAATACTGGTATATTGCAACTGAAAAGCAATTACAAAACGATATGAAGCGTGAATATCCATCATATCCTGAGGAAGCGTTTGAGCAAGCGGTTGAAGGTGCGGTTTATGGCAAGCAATTTGCGGAGCTGGATAAAACACAGCGCATATTAGACATAGCGCATCATGCAACATCACCAGTCTTTACGGCTTGGGATATTGGGCGTTCAGATGACACCGCAATATGGTTTTATCAAATTAAGCATGGTGGTTGGATTGATTTTATAGATTATTATGAAATGAATAAAGCAGACCCTAATCATTATGCTGCTTTAGTGCTTAGCAAGCCATATCGTTATGGCAAGCATTATTTGCCACATGATGCAGAAAGCGAAAAAGCCGACACAATTAAAGATTATCGCTCTCAATTAATTGCTGCTGGATTAAAAGACACTTGTATGATACCAAGAACTTCATCAGTTACTTCTGATATTGCATTCGTGCGCACCCATTTTGCACAGGTGCGATTTAATAAAAATAATCCTATGGTTATGCAGGGTCTTAAACATTTGCGTAATTATCAATATAAATGGAATGACAAACATGGTGTATGGAGTGATGAACCTGCTAAAAACGGCGCACAACATGCAGCAGATGCGTTTAGGTATGCTATTGTTAGCCTGCCTAAAGATTTGCAAATGCTAACTAGTTTTGCGCCAGTTGCTTATGTTAAAAATCCTAATTATAATCCTCGGAGAAGAGTGTGAATAAACAAGTAAAAATGACCGAGCAAGATTTAAGCCTATTCTTACAAGCTGAGATTGAAAACTGTATAGGCTATAATGATAGCAATGAGATTGTGACGCAACGCAAAGAAGCATTAAAGTTTTATCGCAATGAGCCTGATGGTAGGGAGCAAGAGGGTAAATCCAAGGTGCAAGATAGCACTGTTCACGATGTTGTAGAGGCTGCATTACCTCCATTGCTTGCGCCTTTTATATCAAATGATGCAATGGTTGAGTTTGCGCCTCGTGGTGAAAATAATAATTTAGATGAGGCGAAAGAACAGACAACGCTAGTTAATCATGTGTTAATGGTTGATAATAACGGCACTGAAATATTATATCAATTCGCAAAAGATGGATTATTACAAAAAAACGGTTTTCTTTATGCTGATTGGGTAGAAAAAAAATGCACCAATATTAGAATGCAAAAACTAAATTATGCACAACTATTGGAGTTACAAAAAGATGAAAACAATGAAATCTTAAAGATTGCAGTCCAGTTGCCTGACAATTCTTTTGTTGAGCCAAAGCAGGAATTGCAACCAGAGATATTAATGCAGTCTAATTTTGAAGTGCAATACAGGCAGTCAAAAACAATAGGAATGGTTAAGATTAACAATATTCCACCTGAAAATATGCTGGTGCATGAAGAGGCAAAATATGGTGAAACTCCTAAGATTATTGGTTGGCAGGAAAAAACCACGATTAGTAATTTGCGAGCTGAGGGCGTTTCAGAGGAAAAAATAGAAGAGTTGTTGAAGTTTTGTGATGAGGATAGCGATTATAATGGCGAAACTCAGCAAAGGCAGAACTTACAAGGCAATAGGAATGACAAAGAAACATCAATCAATCCTTATGATAAATCAAGCACTATTGTTTGGCGAACAATTATATTTTGTCATGTTGATTTTGATGGTGATGGTTATGCGGAATATCGCAAAATAATTCGTGCTGGTGGAATAAGAAATAGGCAATCAATTATCATATACAATGAGGAAGTTGATATATGCCCGATTGTTACATGGACACCTTGCATTATGCCCCATGAATATTTTGGTAGGGGTTTAGGTGATATGGCTATGCCGATACAGGAAATAACAACATCATTGTTGCGTGTGATAATGGATAACGCCTATAATTTGGAAAATAAATATGCAATAAATAGTCGTGAAAATGCGCTTGCTATTGAAGGAATGCGTAATTTACATGAAAATGATGTTGTTTTATTTGATGACATTAATAACATGCGGTTGCTTAATGAAGTCAAGCCAAACCCTGCTGAGTTAATAAACCTCATGGAAATAGCGGAACGCATGAGGGAGAAAAGAACTGGAATTACAAGACAAATGCAAGCGATTGACCCTGATGTGCTTAATGATAAAACCGCAACTGAGGCAACCATACAAAGCAATGCTTCGGCACAGAGGCAGGAATTACAAATAAGACTATTTGCGCTTGGCGTTAAGGATTTATGCGTTGTTATTCAAAAGTTATTGATTAAAAACCAAACAGAGCCTCGTTGGTTACGCATCACTCAATCGGAAGAGCCAATTTCAATAAATCCTGCTTATTGGGATAGCGAAATGGACGTTAATGTTAAGGTTGGTTTGGGAACTGGAACAAAACAACAGCAGATGCAAAGTTTAATGACAATTAACGAATTGCAATTAAATGATTTGCAAATGCAGCAAGGCAATGTTACGCCTGAAAATCGCTTGAATTTCTATGAGCAATTAGTTGCATTAACTGGCTTAGGTAACTCAAGTATTTATTTCGGCTCTGGCAACAAAGATGATGCGCAACAGAAAGTAATTCAAGATGCGCAGGCGAAAGCTTTTGAGGAAGGCAGACAGGCAGGGGCGCAAGAGGCAGCGCAACAATTACAAGCTGAGGATAAGCAACGTCAAGCGCAAAAAGACCAGTCTGATGTGGCACTTAAGCAAATGGATATGCAACAACGCCGTCAAGAGCATAACGACAAAATGCAGCTTGAATTTGCAAAGGAAGGTAATAAAGCTAAATTTGAGCAATCCAAAATTGACATTGAAGCACTAAAATTCTTAAAGGAGGGCAGTAATAATGATAATGGAATACGAGAAAATTAAGCATTTCCTTAATAGGAAAGCCAAATTAGAAAAAACAATTAAGTTTTTTGAAAGCCATGAAATTAAAACAATGTTTGATGCCATAGAGGCTGATATTTGCAGTAAAATAAAAAAAACATCTAGTGATAATGAGGCTTTAAAAATATCATTATCTAATGAATTGCGTGCAGTTGATATGGTGCATAGCAAGTTAAACACAATGTTTAATGAATTAAACACAATCAATAACCAATTAAAAAAAGAAGGTGAATTATGAATGATATGTTTTTAGATGATACAGATTTAGGTGGAATGATTGAATCAGTTGATGCGGTTAGCAGTGAGCCTGAAATAACAGTTGACAAGCCCGAAGAAATAAGCAATAATGAACCAAGCGAACCGCCTGAGCATCAAGAGGATAACGCTAATATAGATGAAACGGAACAATCTGTTGAGCAGAACTCCGAAGTCGCAAAAACTACCGATGCACCGCCACAAGCTGAAGAGCGTTATATTGAGATTGAAACTCCTGAGGGGGTTGTTAAAGTAAATGAGCAAGAATTAAAGCAAAGCTATTTTAGACAATCTGATTATACTAGAAAAACGCAAGAATTAGCTCAAGCTCGTATGCAGCAAGAGGGTGATTTTTTAGCTCAAACAACGGCAATTATTGAAAAATATTCTCCATTAACGCAATTAGAGGCAAATCGCAATCATATATTAGCTCAAGCAAAAGAAGCATACGAAATTGGTGATAATGAAACGCTAACCGCACGCCGATTAGATTTGAGGGACATAGATGATGCTATTAATTCAACTAAGCAAGAAATAGACACGTTGCTTAAAGCGAAACAATGGCACGATGAGCAAATAAGTGCGCAACAATTATCCGCTGAGCGTGAAAAACTATTAAATGCTATTCCAGAATTAAAAAACCCTGAAAAGCAAAAAGAGTTCCAAACGTTAACATATGAAGCATTATCTAAGGTTGGCTATTCTCCCGATGATATGGCAAATATGACTAAGAAAGTGGACGCTAGGCAAGCGCAACTTGCTTATTATGCTGGGAAGTATTTTGAAATGCAAAATAAAGCTCCTGAGGTAGCTAAAAACATTCAAGACAAAATCGTTAGCGTAAAACCTAGCGCAACAAAAACTAACAACAAACAAAGTGAAATCCAATCTTTACAACGAGATGCTGCTAATGGTGATGATTATGCTATTGGTAGATTGATGGAATTACAACAACAATAATGGAGAATTAAACATGGCTGCTGAAACCAATAGTATTGAAACATACGACCGAGTTAATAACAAAGAAAGCGTAACTGAAAAGTTAAAGCTATTTGAACGTGAAGAAACCCCTGTTTATGGTAGTGCAAAAAAAGTTGCAGCAAGAAATCTTTATGAAGAATGGCTGGAAGATAGTATGAATGCAGTGCCTTCAAATACTGCTATTTTACAAGGTGATGAAATTGGTGCTGCAGAAGCGCAAACATTACCTTCACGCCGTGGCAATCATACGCAGATTTATAAAAAAACTTATTCAGTGTCACGTTCGGCGCAGCAAGTTGCGCCTTATGGGTACGACAACGAGTTAGTGCGCTTACGTGGGAAAGAAGTTAAAAACATGAGACGAACCATTGAGCAATCTTTGGTTGGTAATTCTGCATCTCAAGCATCTGCTGGGGGAACTGGTGGTTTAATGGCTGGATTAGAAAGTATTATTAGCACTAATGCTTCTCGTGGTGCTGGTGGTGCTGGAACTGGTTGGAATAGCGGAACTAAATTATTCGCTGCACCAACAGACGGAACTCAACGTGTTTTAGATGAAACAACTGTTTTTAACGATGTGATTAAACTTGCTTATGACAATGGCTATCCTATTAAAAATGGACGTATGATTATGGGTAATTCTGCTGTCGTTGATAGGATTTCTAAAACTTTCACTGGTAATCAGTCACGTCAAACAGAAGATAAAAACAAAGTCAATAATTATATTGACATGATACAATCAACTATGGGCGATACGTTTATTGTTAAGCGTAATCCTCGTGTGCGTCAAAGAACATTGTTGATTGTGGATATGTCTGAAATTGAATTGCGCACAGTGCAGGATATTAAATATAAAACCTTACCTATGACGCATGATGCGGAACGTGAAACCTTAATTGCTGAGTTGACGATGATTTGCCGTGAAAAAGCACAAATCGTTATTGCAGATTTAACAACTTAATTATCATGATGGGGGGATTTCTCCCCCCTTTTTTACAGAGGGTTTTATGTCAATAATTGAAAGAACAAATAGTAACACAATAGATTATAAAGATGGCGCAACTTCGCTTTTCAAAATCACATCACGCAGCGGTGGCTTTACTGACCCGCAGGATTATTCGCAATATTATGATGATTTTTTAGGGGATGGCTTGCATGGTTATTATAGCGGTGCAAAAGGTTCTGATGCTCAAGCTGTTGCGCCAACTGTTGCAACTACAGGAGCATTTAGAGCTAGGGGGCATATGTTAATGACTTGTGGTGACACAACAGTTGTTGCCGAAAGCTTATCATCATTAACTAAAGGGTTAAATTACAATCCTTCGCATGGCACAATTTACATGAAAACGGCAATCGTGTTAGATGCAATCACAAACGTTTCTGTTAATGTTGGTTTTTCTGACACATTAGCAACCACTACACTTGAAGAGCCTTTCAGCATATCAGGAACTACTATAACCAGTAACGCAACTGATGCAGTATGTTTTGTGTTTGATACGGCGCAAACAAATGATTTCTTTCATACTCAAGGCGTGAAGGCTGATGTGGATACTGCAATTTTCAACACTGGAATTGCACCAGTGGCAAACACAACTATAATTTTAGAAATTGAGATTGATACATCTGGTAACGCTAAGTTCTGGATTAATAATGCGTTGGTTCGCACTGTTGCAAATGCAGTGACTGCCACGGCTTTATTAACTCCAATTATTACTATAATGGCTCGCACAACAGCGGTTCGCACATTATACGCTGATTATATCTTTATCACACAAAAACGCACATAAGGAAGTATTAACATGACAAAAAAAACATCAAACTTAATTAAAGCAAATAATGATGGTGTGGTTTTAGGATTAAAAAACGCAGGTGCTTTATATTCTGAAACCGCTGCTTTAAGTGCAACAATTAACCCGCCTAGATGGCGTCCATTTAAAGCTGATTTTAGCAATGCAAATGTGTTTGAGCAATTAAACGCTTTAAGTGGCGCATCTAATTCGGGGCAGAACACATTTATTAATATTGATTTTTCAGGGTCTAATTTTACTAATGCTGATTTTACTTATTTTGCAAATGAACAGGCAAGAAATTCTGGTATTTTAAGTGGCTTAATAATGCAGGGTTGCAAATTTCATGATTGTGCATTTGATAATGCAATTATGGCTTACACTGATGTGCGTTGGAGTGATTTTACTGGTGCAACAGGCTTGGAAACTGTCGTAATTGCTGAATATATAGATGGCAATGCTAAATCTGGGTCTGTTGCTTATAGATTTGGTTGTGTGGGGCTATAATCTATGCTTATAGACAAAACGATTAGCGAAAGTGGCTTGGTTCGGGAGTATTATCAAGAAGGTGATACGATTGTTGCAGCAGTTTTGCGCAACCGCCCTAATGAGCAAAAGCACATGAAGTTATGTGCTGAATTGAAAAATTCATTTGATATTCACGCCATGAAAAATCAAACTTTCACTATCGCTAGAATACCAGAGGATATTTGGATTAAAATATTAAATGACGCTGGTATTGTTGAGCCATTTAGTGAGGAAGCAATAAATTATGTGCAAGGCGTTATATTAACCAACGATGATTACGCTGCATTTAGAACTGCCCCTGAGAAAGTAATTAGCCATCAAACAAAATGGGTTTAACATGAGAGAAGCCACACAAATAAGCAGTGAAACTGCAACTATAGCAACAGGGCAGACAAAAACTGGTAATATAGCCACTTGTAATAAATTAATTGGCTTAATTGTCCCTAGCACATGGAACGGCACTAATTTGACATTTGAGGCAGCAACTTCAGCAGGTGGGACTTATTATCCAGTGCGTCAACCTGATGATACAGGTGCTTTGGTAACTATTGCAGCAACCGCAAGCACGTATATTCCCTTTAACGTAACTGAGATGTTTGCCTTTCAATATTTTAGGCTGGTTAGTGATACTGTTGCAGCAAGTAATATTGTTTTTACCTTAATTTATAAGTGATTTTATGATTGCAAACTACAATGAATTGGTGGATAAATTAGAAACATGGCTAAGACGTGATAATTTAGCAGCTGATATTCCAACGCTAATTCGTTTCGGTGAGCAGCAATTAATGTTTCAGCTTAAAGTTCCTGAAATGATTTTGCGAACTTTTGTTGGTTTGGGTGCGGGTAGCGATACGGTGGCTTTACCTACAAACTTTATTGCTATTCGTTCGTTATCCAATGGTGATATTGTTATGCGCAACAAAACCACTGCAAATATGATGCGTGATGATGATGGCGTAACTAGTGGCATTCCACTAGATTATAGTATTAATGGCAGTAATTTATTAGTGCGCCCTATTGCAAACGGCACTGTTAGTTTGTTGCTTGAATATTGGGGCTTTCCTGCGTTTTTATCCCCTAGTAATCAAACCAACTCTATTTTAACAAAATACCCTAGCTTGTATTTATATTCAGCTTTAACCTTTGGTTATAGTTTAGTGCGTAATGGTGATCAGCTTAAATCTACAATGTTTCATTATAATACGCAACTTGGATTAGCTAACAATATGGCAAATTACATGCTAAATGGCAACCCACAAGCGTCACCGCAAAGTAATAAAAGGAGATATATACCGTAATGACTGTTAATATTCCATATATCAATAAAAATGTGTTGACGGCAAATGAAAGCGGTGATTGGTTTCAAACCGAGTTTGATGTAAAAGAAATATTAGCGCAAGGGTTCGGTAGGTTGCAATTATCATTGCCAATTCAATCGCCAACGGATAGCACTGCATATTTGCCGTTAATGAATACCCGATTTCCATTGACTATAAAAAGCCTAACCGCAAAAACAGATGCGGGGACATGCACAGTTGCAATTAAAATTAACGGCACAAATGTTACCAGCCTTAGTGCGGTGGCAGTGACAAGCACAGAGGCAACCACGGCTGCAACTGCTGCAAATACCATGGCGATAGGTGATGATTTAACTATTACGCCTAGCAGCGTTTCTGGGGTTGGTTGGCTTTATATTAATATATGGTGCGATAGAACTGGTGCGGGGACTGCATGAGTGGGTTTGTTAGTTTGGGTGGCGGTGGTATTATTGGTGGTGGTAATAGCGATGTAATTGCAGTGTCAACCAGCGGTTCACGTCCAGTTAAAGGTAGTAAGGCA